GATTTATATTCGGTTATGTCATCAGTTATACATGATGGACTTATAGCAAGAGCAGGGATAGCAAAGGTGTTCTGGCAAGAGCAATCTGAAACTGTTTCTGAATTCTTTGAGAACATATCTGAAGATGAGTTAGACATTCTTTTGTCAGAGCCAGATGTTGACTTAGGTGACTATGAGCAAGATGAGTTTGGTCTTTTCTCTGGAGAAATCTTAGTTAATAGAGATACAAGCCAAGTCATTGTTGAAAACATTGCACCAGAAGAATTCCTAATTGAATCACAGCCAAAGTCTTTGGATAGCGCGTTATTTTGTGCTCATAGAACAAAGAAAACTTTGTCTGACTTACGTCTTGATGGCTACCCAGAAAAACTTATTAATAAAATAGGTGATCACTCTGATGTCACTATGGGAACTGATTTAGAAGTCTTATCTAGACATGACACTATTAATAATGACAGAGGGTTTAACGCCCACGGATACCAGGATCAAGTAAGAGAAGTTTTGGTCTATGAAATCTACATGGACTTAGATATTGAGGGATCGGGAGTTGCAGAACTCTATAAGATAATAAAAGCCGGAAATGTGCTTCTCGATAAAGAGAAGGTAAATAGAAAACCATTTGTTACGTTCGTTCCGCTTCCAATCCCTCACGCTTTTTACGGTAATAACTTTGCTGACAAGCTAGTTGCCACACAGAATGCTAGAACAGTACTTACACGTTCTATTCTTGATCACGCAATGATTACAAATAACCCTAGATACACTGTATTAAAGGGTGGTCTTAGTAATCCTAGAGAACTTATTGACAACAGAGTCGGTGGCTTAGTCAATATAACTAGACCTGATGCTATTGCACCAATGATGCAAAGTCCTCTAAACCCCTTCACGTTCCAAACAATACAAATGTTGGACGAGAACAAAGAGGACACTACTGGTGTTAGTAGGCTGTCCCAAGGTTTAAACAAGGATGCTATAAGCAAGCAAAATAGTGCGGCTATGGTTGAGCAGTTAGCCACTATGTCACAGCAACGCCAAAAGATCATTGCGCGTAACTTTGCTAACCAATTCCTTAAGCCTTTGTATCAGACTATATATCAGCTATGCATTGAAAATGAATTAGAAGAAAAGATAGTAGAGATAAGCGGTGATTACGTTCAAATTAACCCAAGTGATTGGACTGACAAAAGAGATGTAACTGTTGAAATGTCTCTTGGATATGGAGAACAGGAGAGAGAAAGTCAGAAATACATGGCTATGCACCAGCAGTTTACTTCCGATCCTAATCTTCAAAAAATGTACACGCCACAGAATCAATACCAGCTTATATCTAAAGTAATGGAACTTTCAGGTATCAAAAATGTAGCTGAATACTTGACTAGCCCAGATCAATTGCCACCAGAGCAACCTGATCCTGCACAGGAACTTCAGTTAGAAATGATGAAGAAACAGCTTGAAGTTCAAGAGCGTCAAACTGCACTTGGAGAGATGAAAGCTCAGATGGATGTACAAAATGCTCAAATGAAGATAGAGCTTGAGAAGATGAAGGCAGAGAACAACTTTGCTATTCAAAGTGACAATGTTGATCTCAAAGAAGCTCAACTTAACCATAAGAAACTAATTGATAGTGCTGAACTTGTCCTTGCTCAACAGGCAGATGAGATAACGGCTATCGCAAGCCCGAATGGATAACCCATTCACCAACCCCAAGCCCTTGAAGGAGAGCTAAAAATGAACGATGAACAATTAGTAAATCTAGGAACAGACGCAGAGACTTTGTTAAACACAGAGGCTTTTACTAAAACTGTGAACATGATGGTAGATTCTACAGTACAAGCATTCTTGTCATCAGCACCCGAAGAAGAAGACAAGCGTACTGAAGCCTACGGCCACTACAGAGCCATAGTTGATATCGTAAATACTCTACGTCAGCAAGTAGAAGTACGAGATCAAATTGATGCTAAAGCTAACGAAGATCAAGCAGAAGAAAACGAAGTAATCACAACTGAAGAGGAGTAAGCACCATGTCCCAGGATAACGTGCAAAATGCTTTTAACTCAGGTACTACCGCATTGGATATGGATAGTGCGGCAGAGGCCATTTTAGGTAACTGGAAAGACGCTGATGACAAAGATCAGCTATCTGAAGAAGGTAGTCTAGAGGCAACAGAGGAAACTACTGACGAGACTGAAGTAGAAGAATCTGTAGATGAAATAGAGGTAGATGAAGAAATCGAAGAAGAAGCTGAGTCTGAAGAAGACCCTGACGAAGAAGACACTGAAGATGATGAAGAAGAGGCAGTAGAGGAAGAAGAAGTCAGTTTATCTGATGATACTATTGTTGAACTTGTTGTTGACGGTGAAACTAAGCAGGCATCTTTAAAAGATCTTAAGCGTCTCTACGGCCAAGAAGCATCCCTCACTCGAAAGTCTCAAGAAACAGCAAACCAGAAAAAAGAAGCTACTGAAGCTCTGCAACGTGCAGATGCGTCATTACAAGC